ATTTTTTTTCTCTTTTCTAACGGAACACCATGCCGCATACTCTTCTATCTTTCTTTTATTCATCATAAAGAAACCGGGGTCTTCACTATTGATTTCATCAATAGTCTTTCCATCTAATACGCTCTTTGCAACAAAGGCACTCTTGCCATCCTTCTTCTTCATCAGTGCATCCACATCGAGACCGTGGACAACATACTTGCCTCCTTTTACCACATATTGAACACACTTGCGTTGGTTCTTCATAGCCTGGTAATTCCCATGCTTCCCCCCCACAAAGTCGAAAAATTCTGTTTTTCGAGTACTGAACTCCTGCTTGAACTCCAATGCCAGGTGCAAATGCGGAGTACCATCCGCATGAGCCTCTTCGGCGATAATGTACCATGTTAACTCTTCGGGGAACTTGGAGAGGAGCCTTTCCTGTGCTTGTTCCTTCGTCACTGAGCACTGAGGAAAAGTCAGGAAAAGTCGTTTCGCTTTCAGCTGAAACTTCTTCTTGGAGGTCTTCTCCTGCCTCTCCGAGGAGCCAGTCGAAGTCGAAGTCGAGGAAGTCGGGAGGCGATCCATATTCTGATGCAGAATAATCCAGGGTGAGAGGGTGAGAGGCGGGGGCGCTTGTAATATTAGAGCGCCCCAAACTCTCACCCCTTTATCCTCGAGACAGCCAATGGAACTCGAGCGGATAATTAACCGGGATTCTGGACTATATATGTAAAGACCCTAAACGGGACTAACCAGTAGGCTAACTGAGCGCTACGCTTGTTATACATGAAAACTCCGCGAGATTTGCTAATCGGGAACCAAAGAGTGGTGGTAATCAGTGGTAGGATAACAGAGAACTCAGTGGAGAACTCGAGAATATCTGAGGCTAACTGAGAGGTAATCAGTGTTCTTAGTGCGCTACGATTGCCTCACGGCAATCTCCGCTTGGCGAGATTTGCTAGATGGGGGTTTTCGGCGAAGGGATGGCAATATCTGTGCTAACTGAGAGGAAATCTGTGTTAACTTAGAGTCCGAATCTCATCGTGAGCCATGGGGCCCTGCCGGGCCCCCATGGCTTCACTCGAGATTCTCCGAAGACTAAATTAGGAGAAAAGAGCGGGAAAATTCTATATATCCGCTCAACTGACAGCCAATTTCATTCCCATGAATCTTGCGAAGGATCAACAAAAAGCCAAAGAGGAAAAGGAAGATCACAAGAGGAAACACTCTATCCTTAAAAGACAAAACTCCCAAATATGGCAAGAACCTCCGTTCGTACAACCACATTCAACTACGCCGGCCGTAGCTACAAATCCCGAAAGCTTGCAGCAGCAGCTAGGGCTGTTAGCAGGGCGCGTTCAGTGCTTAGAAGCGGCTATGGAGGTTCTCTTAGAACCCCACTCAGAACAGGAGGATTCTATGGACCATACGACAGACGAGGACGAGCAGAACTGAAATACATAGACGTGGATCAGGCTGCCACAGCAACCACAACCGCAGGAACAGTCACACTCCTCAACGGAATAGCACAAGGAACTGACATCTCAAACAGAATCGGAAGAAAGTTCTGTTTAAAGTCAAGCCTACTGAGATTGGCAGTTTATCCAAATTCGGCAACGACTCTCCAACAAGGAGATATTGTCAGAGTCATGTTGCTATACGACGCACAACCAAACGGAGTCATAGCAACCGTGGCAGATGTCTTAGACGGATTCACATGGGAATCCGGAATGAATCTCAACAACCGAGACAGATTCAAAGTCTTGATGGACAAGACATTCGCAATGAACCCCGTGGTCTACACAGCAGGGGCACTCACAGCAGGATCTCCACAACTAAGAGTGATGAAGAAATACAAAAAAATGAACCTCGACGTGATCAACTCGGGATCGGCAGCAACAATAGGATCAATCCAAACAGGAGCTTTACTCCTTTTGGTAATCGGACTGATCAACAACGGATCAACAATCAACTGGTTGCACAGAACAAGATACACAGACATGTAAATTTTTAATTTTTTATTTTTAATTTCTCTTTGTTTTCCATCGTCACTGGAAAACAGAAATAAACTCTTTAACCTCAACCACTTTAAACCGCGTAACCAAGGGACCCAAGTGACCCAACTCGAACAACTTTTTGTAATTTTGTTCCAAAGTGTAGTTGGAGAGAACAATGACAGGCAACCTGTCCTTCTTGACAATTTGTTTACCCTTCTGTCGAAGAGTAACAACCTGTCCATCCAAAAAAGCATTCAACCACTGCATGGTCTTCGAATGCTTAAATTCATCCATAACACATAAATCATAGACTCCATCTTCATATCCGTCATAGAAGTCTTCGTCTCTAGGTACATGATAGATATTTAGATACTTGGAGAGATGCTCAATAAGGGAAGTCTTACCCATTTGGGGTGGTCCATATATGTACAACTGTTCCTGACGAAGATCTCTAGGTTTGCGGATATTTAAATTCAACCAAGTTGAAATTTCTTTATCCGCTTCGGAATCCATATCCATAATATCCCCTTCGGGTATACCATTCCATTCCAATTTATTTTTTTTCTCTTTTCTAACGGAACACCATGCCGCATACTCTTCTATCTTTCTTTTATTCATCATAAAGAAACCGGGGTCTTCACTATTGATTTCATCAATAGTCTTTCCATCTAATACG